AGTTTGAGTATTACACCTACGAGGTGGATATGGAAGAAGTGCTGTGACTCGTTCAATAAATGCTTCAACCATCACTGCGCTACAGTCTGACGCAATACGGCTGTGCCACCTGGTGCAAATTGATTTTTCAACAACACAGCGCATAACTGATAGTTTCCATGCGGTAGTTAGCGGCGGCAATACATTTTTGCCGGTCGGCCATTTGTTAAGCATTGGCCAACCACAAGAGACGCAAGACCTGCGGGTGGGCAGTGTGCAAATCAGGCTCTCAAGCGTAGAGCAAAGCTATGTATCCATATTCTTAAACCAAGAGTACATTAACCGGCGGGTTAGGCTTTGGAAGGCTGTATTAGACACGGCTGGCGAGGTTATTGGCGATGCTATTATTACCTTTGACGGGCAAATAACAGGCTATTCAATCCAAGACTCTGAAGATTCATCCGTGATTACGCTTAACTGCGCCTCGCATTGGGCAGACTTTGAGCGTAAAGCTGGAAGGTTGACCAACACAAACTCGCAGCAATACTTTTTCCCAGCCGATACGGGGTTTAGGTACGCTGCCAACAGCATCAAAGATATAAAATGGGGCAAAGCGTAAACTCCAGCCACGTTGATTATTTGCTGCGCTCTGGCGACGACACTATAGAGCCTGACAACTACATTGAAAACGAGCACGGCTTTGCAAGCTACCAAATAGACGGCCAGCAGTTTACAATCATTCAGTGCTACGGTGATGGGCTATGGTGGGACGCTGAATTTAATAGGCTTGCCAAGGCTAACAATTGCACTCATATTGTGTTTGCCACACAACGAAACCCTAAAACCTTTGCACGCAAGTTTGGATACAAGACTATGGCTACTGTTATGACTAAAGAGGTGACCTAATGAGCCGTGTCGTTAGGTCAATCACCAGACTTGTTAAGAAAGCGATTAACATTGTATCTAACGTCATTGGCGACGTTATTTCTTGGCTTATACCGCAACCAGAACAGCCAAACTTAGAGCAAGAGGCCCGCAGCGCACTGGTAAACAAACAGTCAAACATTGAACAAATACCGGTTATTTACGGTGAGCGCAGGGTAGGCGGTACTATCGTATTTGTTGAAACAAGCGGCCCTAGCAACTACTCTTTGTACATCTGTTTAGTTTTAGCAGAAGGCGAAGTGCAGGCGATTGGCGACGTCTACATAAATGACGAGCTGTTAACAAGTGGGAGCAAACACTTTGGACACGTCTTAATTGACAAAAAAACAGGTGCAGATTCACAAACAGCCAGCAGCGTTTTACTTGCCGCGCCAAGTTGGGAAAGCACTGACAAGCTAAGTGGGATTGCTTACCTTGGGGTGCGTTTAACTTACAACGCAGACGTGTTTAGTGGCATTCCAACAATAACTGCCAACGTGCAAGGCCGCAAGGTTTATGACCCGCGCACAACATCGACCAGTTATTCCAGCAACCCAGCTTTGTGCCTAAGAGATTACCTTACAAACACAAGGTACGGGAAAGGTTTGCTAGAAACCGTTATTGATGATGTATCTTTTGGTGCTGCTGCAACTGATTGCGACGTTAATGTTGAATCATACGATGGCGGTGACGATGTAAAGGCGTTTTCTTGCAACGCGGTAATACTTACAAACAAAAACATATTCGATAACGTAAAGGTTTTACTGTCTGGTATGCAAGGCATCATGCCTTACCAAAACGGCCAGTATCGCTTGTTTATTGAAAAAGACAAGGACAGCACTTTTGACTTTACGATAGACAACATAATCGGCGGAATTGCCTTGAGTGGCTCTAGCAAGTCGTCAAAGTACAACCGAGTGACTGCAAAGTTTGTTAACCCTGAAGCGAATTGGCAATCTGACGCTGTAATTTGGCCGGAAGTTGACTCAACAGAATACACGGCTTACCTATCCGCTGACAACAACATAGAGTTGTCTACAGAGCTAAACCTTACAACAGTTACAAACTACTACCAAGCACGCAACATTGCAAAAACCGCGTGCCTAGCATCAAGGCTTGCAGGCATGACTGTAGAGCTTGAATCAACATCTGAAGCGCTTGTTTGCGTTGTTGGTGATATTGTTACGGTTACGCATCCAACCCCAGGGTGGAATGAAAAAGAGTTTCGCGTAACTCGTTTATCACTAAATTACAACGGGACAGTTACGGCTTCTTTGAGTGAGCATATCGCAGCAGTTTACCCTTGGGTAAACGACAAACAGCAGCCGGTAAGCGCTCAATCTACCCTGCCAGATGCGTTTGCGGTATCGCCACCAGAAAGTTTAACCCTTGGGCCAACAAGCGTTGTTGCCGCTGACGGAACAACACAGGCGGGCGTTTTAGTGACTTGGGGGGCTTCAACCAACGTTTTTGTCAGTCAATATGAAGTTCAATACATCCGTGGGGCATCTAACTTTGATTGGGGTTTAATTGATGATGCAAGCACAGCATCTGCTGATTACGGCCTAATTACTGGCACGCCAGATAGCAGTGCTAATTATGGTTCTATTGCAGACGCAACAGCGGCGTCGGAAACAAACTATAATTCTGTTTTTGTGTCTGAGCCGTACTATGTTATCAACAGCGCTGTTGCTGGGGCTACATATTCAGTTCGAGTAAGGGCGGTAACTGCCATTGGTTCAAAAAGTGGGTTTGTATCTGCTAGCGCAATTACATACGGCGACCAAACAGCGCCAAACCCACCAGGCGTTGTTAACGCTTTTGGAAATTACAAACAGATTGCAGTTACTTGGGTCAACCCAACGGTTGCAGATTTTGATTATATTGAGGTTTACAGCAACACGGTAAATAGTAGCGCAACGGCTTCGCGTGTTGCAGTTATTCGCGGCTCAACTTACATTGACTCGCCACTTGGTATAAATGTCACTCGTTACTACTGGGTAAAAGCTGTTGATAGAACTGGCAACACTAGCGGGTTCAGCGCAGGCGTCTCAGCAACTACCGAGTTTATAGACTCCGATTCATTTAGCGCAGAGGTTCTTAACCTGTTCTCCGAAGCAGGCGCATACGGCATTGAGCCTGTTGCTACCTTGCCAGCAACGGGTGATTTTGACGGTCAGATTAAATACCAAACAACATTAAACAAACTTTATAGATGGGATGCGTCCACCACGGCATGGACTGATGACATTTTTAGTATTACGTCTGGCTCGGTAGATGAAGCCTCATTTGCCGCTGGCATCGAACCGATAAAGGTTGTTGCTGAGCTGCCAAGCCCAACGGGTTACACAGGCGCAAAGGTTGTGTTCCTAACAACTGATAACAAGTTGTATCGTTATGACGGCGCGGCTTGGGTCACCGGCACTTTAGCTGCTGACATTGATGGAACATTAGCAGCCAGCAACTTTGCACAAGACTTGCGCCCTGTTGAGGTCGTATCAGCTTTGCCGTCTAGTGATAACTTTGCTGGACGCACTGCTGTTCTAACCACTGACAATAAGCTGTATAGATACACGGGAACGGCTTGGACTGCTGCTGTTAACTCTACAGATATAAGCGGCACACTAAGCGCGGCGCAAATTGCATCGCTGACTGCTGCTCAAATAACTGGCACGCTGACAAACTCGCAAATCGCAGATTTAAGTGCGGCAAAGATTACCGGCTCAATTGTTGGGACTCAAATATTAGACGGAGCAATATCAACCGCTAAGTTAGCGGCTGGCAGCGTATCAACCGCCAAACTTTCTGCTGGTGCTGTGACCTCCGACACAATAGCAGCTAACGCGATTACAAGCGCCAAGATTGAGTCTGGTGCAATTACTACGGCCAAACTTGCGGCGGGTAGCGTAACGGCCACGCAACTGGCGGCTGATTCAATAAGCGCGGACAAGATACAAGCTAACGCCATTGGAACGGATGAGCTGGCGGCTAACGCAATCACGGCAGGCAAGATAGCAGCCGGTGCTATTGTGAGTGACAAGCTAGAGGCAAATGCGGTAACTGCTGGAAAAATAGCGGCTGGCGCTGTAAGTTCTGACCAAATAGCGGCCAATGCAATTACGTCTGAAAAGATAAACGCGCAGGCTATTACAAGCGCAAAAATAAAAGCTGGCGACATACAGGGTGACCGAATAGCGGCCAATACGATTACTGGCGGTTTAATAGCTGCTTCTGGAATTATTACTGATACAGCTCAAATTAATGATTCCGTAATAACAAATGCAAAAATTGCAAACGCAGCAATTACCACTGCAAAAATTGGCGACCTGCAAGTAACAGGTTTAAAAATTGCAAATGGTGCAATTACGCTTTCTGCTTTTGCTTCTGACAACGGCTTTTTCTAGATTTTTTACTGGAGGGACATTTCCAGCAGGAATATCTGGTATTGATACTTTTGCATCTTTAACGTTCCCGACAAATGTTGGCGACGATATAACTGTTGAAATTCATTACGTGTTTAACAGTGAAGATTATCAGTCAAGCGCAGGAACACATATTAAAATTAGGCCAATGATTTCAATTGCGGGCGTTGAAACATCAGATTATTCGCAGAAATTTTGGTCTGTTTTTGAAACTACTTCACACATTCCAAACAACTTGAAAATTAGAGTTGTTGGCACTGGCTCAAGCATGACGGCAACATTGCGTATGTATTACGAGATTGATTCTTTTTATAATCCTGCGTACACAGCATACGAGGTAACAAACTGTATTATTTCAGCGTTTGCGAGTAGAAAATGATATTTGCACAAATCAACAAAGAAACCAAAAAAATTGTTATGTTTGTAGGCTTCCAGACGCAAGAAGCTGCCGCTGCACACATAAACGACCACAAAGATTGTTTTTTTATCGAGTCAAACGTTTTTGGTTCGCCAAAAAGATTTGAATACAATCAAGAATCTAACACGATAGAGCCAAAGGGTAACCAATGACAACAGCAGTACAACATCGCCGAGGCACAACGGCCGAACACGCAGTATTTACCGGCCTTGAGGGTGAGGTGACCATTGACACTACAAAAGACACGGCGGTCATCCATGACGGCTCATTAGCTGGCGGCTACCCTTTGGCCAAAGAATCGCTGGCCAACGTCAACCCTGGCGCGTTAAGTGCAATTACAGGCTCCGCAACGGCCGCTGACGACGTTTTCTTGGTGTATGACACCTCTACTACGTCGATGAAGAAAATCACTCGTGCAGAGCTAAATAACGCAATAGAAGCGGACGCACTGGCAAGCGTCACAATTACGGGCGGCACGATTAACGGCACAAGCGTAGGTGCTTCTACCGCATCATCTGGCGCATTTACTACGCTGTCGGCATCAGGAACCTCTACGCTGGCTGCTGTGAACTCTGGGGCGTTGGCAGTAACCGGAGCTATCACCTCCACAACCGACGCAACCCTGTCAGGCGTGCGAGTAGGTAAAGGTGCAGGTGCAATAGCGTCTAACACCGCATTGGGTTCAGGTGCTTTAAATGCTAACACCACGGGCGGCAGCAACACAGCTAGCGGGCAGAGCGCACTCTCCAGCAACA